AATAAAACATCATCATCTACTTTTCCTGAAATAATAGCAGATTGTCCTGATTATTGGAATGCAAATGTTGAAAATGGCATTAATGTTTGTAGTAATATTAAAAATTTAGGAAATACATCAGATACATCATGCCCTACTACTATGAACTTTAATATATTTCCTTTTAATACAGCAAAAGGTAATTGCTATAAAGCAGATTGGGCTAAAAAATGCAATTTAACATGGGATGGAATAACTAATAATTCTAATAAAACTTGTTCTTAAAAGAGCATAAACATTAATATATATCTATAATATGTCTTACATTGATTTTAAAAATATTAATTTTAATCAATTATTAGAGAGAGAAAATATATCTCAAAATATAAAAGACTTACTTATAAATTTTGAAGAAAATAAAAATAATATATCAATCAAAAGAAGTATATATATATATGGATCACCAGGATGCGGAAAAACAAAATTTATTACTCAATTATTAAAAGAAATAAATTATGATATTATACTTTATAATGCTAGTGATATTAGAAATAAAAACATCATAGATGATATTACTAAATATAATATGTCAGATAAGAGTGTTATTAGTATGTTTCAAAAAAGAGTAAAGAAAATAGCAATATTTATGGATGAGATTGATGGAATGAATAGTGGAGATAAAGGAGGCATTAATAGCTTAATTAAATTAATTAGACCTAAAAAAACAAAAAAACAGAAAGGTGAAGAATTTTCAATAAATCCTATTATATGTGCTAGTAATTATCATATGGATAAAAAAATTAAAGAACTAATGAAAGTGTGTCATATTTTTGAAATTGTGCTTCCAACTAATATACAAATAAAAAAAATAATTAATTTAATTATGCCAAATATAGAAGAAGGTCTATCTAACAATATAATTACTTTAATACACGGCGATTTAAGAAAACTTGAGTCAATTTACAATTTATATAAACATAAATCAAATATTTTCACTAAAGAATTAATAGAAAATATTTTTATCGTAAAATCATATAGTGAAAATATTAAAGAAATAACTAAATCACTTATTAATAACAAGATATCATTTAGTGATCATAATAGTATAATAAATGAAACAGATAGAACTACTATAGGGTTATTGTGGCATGAAAATATTGTAGATTATTTAGTATCTCCAAATAAATTAAAAGTTATACCTTTATATATTAAATTATTGGATAATATATGTTTTGCTGATTTTATAGATAGGATTACATTTCAAAAACAAATATGGCAATTTAATGAAATGAGTTCATTAATTAAGATATTTTATAATAATAAAATATACCATGATAATTATAAATATATACAAATTACATCAAATATAAAAGAAGAACCAAATATAAAAGAAAATTCAGATATTAACAATATTAACAATATTAATGACATTAGATTTACTAAAGTTTTAACTAAATATAGCACAGAGTATAATAATTTTGTATTTATTCAAAATTTATGTCAGCAATTAAATATTGATAAAAAAGATATGTTTAATTATTTTATTAATTTAAAAAATAATTACTCAATAGATCAAATATACATTAATTTTCAAGATTGTGATATTAGTAAATTAGATATTAATCGTATATATAGATATTTGGATAAATATATTAAAAATAATTGTGAAATAGATGATTATAATGAAGACGATGAAATAATAGAAAAATTTGATAATTATATAGAATAATATTATTTAATTAATTTGATTAATTTCTGTAAGCAATTGTTTATTCATGTTTAATATAGGTATTAATGGATTTTTTTCTAATTCTGTTATTTCTAATAAAATATTAGTATTATTGTTAGTATTAATATTATTGATACTGATTATAGTTTTAAGTTCCTCTATAATTATACGTTGCGTTTTAATTGATGCATCTTTTTCAAATACTTTATTTTTTAATGCATTAATAAACATTTTATTCATTTCTATTTGTTTTTTTAAATTGATAATTTCATCTAATTGATTATTTAATAATGTAATTGTTTCTTTAGAATTTAAAAATGTTGATGGATTGCCAGGTAATTCTATAAATTTTTCATTAGATTTAATTAGTTTTTGTTGTTCTTCTATATTTTTAAGTTGAATTAAAACATCTGGTTTCATTTCTGGTTTTCCTTCATCATATTGAGCAAGCAATATTTCTATGTTATTAATATAAAAATTTTTTAAATATTCATTTTTAATAAAATAATCAACATCCATCGCAACTGGTTTGCAATAGGATGGGTGTGGGTTCTCTAATATTTTTTTTTTATCAAATGTATTATGTGAATGAGAGAAAATCAAAATAGTTTTTTCAGAATCTAATTGAACAAATGGTATTGTATAATTTAGTAGAAACTCTTTTTCTTCAGCAAGAGATGCATTTTCATTATATCGTGTTTTAGTAAGCAATTCCCTTTTAAATGCAAATGTTCCTGCAGTTGCATGATTGGGTCCATATGGTCCCAACTGCCACATTTGATTTAAATGTTTAAACCATATATACATTTTACTTGAACCAGCGCATAAAGCATTTGGATTATCTTGTAATTTTTTAACAGCATGTGATACTCTCATAGGTGGATAATAATCATCATCATCCATATAAATAATTATTTGTCCTATTGTTTTTTCATGCATTAAATTTCGCTTTTTACCAAGTGTCATTTTTGTATTATATTTATAATATTTAACCTGTTTAATATTTATAAATAAATCTTCTACTTTATCTGTTCCATCATCAATAATAATCCATTCCATTTTATTTTTTGGATAATCTTGATTATTAAAACAATCAATTAAAGCATTAATAAATGGTCGCCTATTAAATGTTGGAGTACATATACTTACAAATGGAAGTTCTGATTTTTTATTTTTTTTCATTATAACAATATATTTTTTTTAGTTTATATTGTTATTATAAGTATTATAATTTTTATTATAATTTAAATATTATTTCTAGAAACAAATAAGACAAATGCCATACTAATTGCAGAAATAGAGTCAAGATATTTAGATGCAGATAATATTGTTAAAAAACCAAATGCAATTTTCATATAATATAATTTAGATGCCACTATTTCTTTAATGCTATAATAGTTTGTAAATATAGGATATAATAATAGTATATATATAATTTGAAAAAATTGCGTATAACTTATTAATATAGGCCATAATAAACTTATACCAAAAATAAATAATAATACAAATGCTTCATATTTAGCTGATTTAAACTCTCCTATTATAGAAGTAAAAAATCCTATAGGAGAGCTAGATAATATACATATTATAACAATAAATATTCCAAAGCAAAATACATAATCATCTGCTTTTTTTTGTTTAAAAAAAGAAAGCATTTTTTTGATAGTATCTCTATTATATATATATGAATCTCTCGCTGATTCACCAAACATTTTACTATAATTACCAGTTAATGTATATGGAAAAGATGCTTTATTAGGAAATACATCTTTATATGGAAATTTATTAGGATCAGTTGGAAACCATTCTGATAATTGGTCTGACTTAGCATTCATTAAATAAACCATATTACCGCCTATAAATCCCCATATTATAATAAGTATAAAATTATGAAATAAATTTTTAAAAAACCCTTTCCAATCTAATTTTTTAATAGGTTGTTCTGTAGTTGCATTTGGATCTTGTTCTATATTTTCAGCATTAGAAGTAATACCTGTTAGTTCATTTTTTTTTTTATCTATTAGAGATTCACTCATTATATTATAATATTTGAAAATAAATTAATTTATAATTATTATTATATATGAATATTTTTGAAATTTTATTAGTTTTATTTAATTTGGGTTTATTTATTGTATTAATAATGTTATTAATTAAACCAAAAAAATGTATGAAGGAAGGGTTTAATAGTTCTGCAATATATAGTAAAGTATGTGATAATACTACATGTGCAAATGGTTGCACAAAACCTACAGAAATTACGGATAATTGTGAAATGTCAACATTTAAAAATAATGATGGTTCTTGTTATAAAAGATGTAATTATACGTGTTCTAGTGCATTAGAAAAGAAATGCAAATATAGAGGATGTTGTGAAGGATGTGGCAAAGTTAATTTTCCAGTGCATTGTATAGGATTTGATAAACAACAAGATAAATCTTTAATGTATTTATCAAATAATAAAACTAGTATGAATAATGCTAAATTATCACATCCATCTGCAAATGATGATGAATGTAGCGTATTTAATCAAAGTAAAAAAAATAGATTATTAACTGATGAAAATATGAATGATTTGAGTCTAATATATGATACTAATCATTCATATAAATTAAAATATGTAAATGAGTATCCTTGCACTCCAAATATCACTGGAACATTTACCGAATGTGGTGTTCCTGCAATAAATAATGCATTATTTTAATTTATAATTTTAATTTATAATTTATAATTTATAATTTATCTTGCAAATTGTAATCCAGCATTGCCAGAAACAAATTTTACAATATTATATCTCTCTTCAAATATAGTTAAATCATAATTGTAATCATATATTATCCAAGAAGGTTTATTGACACCAATGATAGTTCCAGTAGCAGGATCGCAAATAGTATAAAATTTAGCATTTGGATCTAATACAGGTTGAATTGTGCTAAATTCAAACTCAATTGTTTTAAATTTGCTCATATTGATAGCACCATTTGGTTGAAAATCAAATGGGTTTGTATTTAAACAAAAATTATAACAATATAATCCATCTGGTCCATTTCCAGATGTTCTTGTATATTTTTCTATATAATTATATACACCAGAAGAAAGCACATTCTCTCTATATTTCCCATCTAATAATATTCCAAGTGATTGCAATATATTTTTTTCATTTTGAGGATTATAAAAATCAGTTAGAAAAAATCCAGTTACAGGTAATGGTAGTATGGCACCAAGCGGATAAGGATTATTATATGGTATTATAGCAGCACCACCCAACGGATTACTTGCTGTTTCTGTTGCATTAGACCCATCATTTGGAGGATATGGTTGATAATCATAAGGCCAATTGCTATAATTACTCCACTCATTTCTCATATAAGAGTCATTTCTCTGGAAAAACCATGCCCAATTTGAAACCATTCCAAGAGCATCTAATTGGACCTTTTTATTACCAGTAATATTAAAAAACTTATATTCATGAACATCTTTTATTAAATAATTTTGCTCATTTAAAGCAAATGATTTGACTTCTACTTCAGATAAAAATGCATATGTGGAAATAAGATGAACATCAGCATTCCAATTTGTGCGAGTATCTGTATATGAATCAAAATTCAATTGTGTATCAGGTGGGGGTTGTAAAAATCTATAAAATCCTTGGAGAGGATTATTAAAATTAGGTTGAACATATGGAGGAGTATTGGGTGCTGTATTACTAATATTACCAATATCTCGTATAACAAATAATTCTTGGACAGGACGAAGTGTTACATCAATTACCAATTGATTATATTGTAAAGCAACAAGTGGAAAAGCCATCTTACTATTTAATGAAAACCATGCATTTATTGGAATAAATAATTGTCTTCCTCTAATAGATGGTTCTGGTCCTAATAAACTTTGTGCTGTTGTTGTTCCTGTATAATAAGCATTTGGATATTTTCCATCACCGATAGAATTTTGCCCGAATCTTGCAGGGTCATTTAATTCGGCTATATTTCCAGTCATTTTATAATACAAATCTTTTTTAACATCACTAAAATCTCTCTCAACTAAATTATATAAATATTGACCTGAAAATTTACTTAATACTTGTCCACCAATAGATATTTGTATTTCTTTAATTAATTGGGTTCCTATATTTTTAATCCATTTAAATCCATATTCAACCCATTCACTATTAAGATGCCCTGTTGTGTCTATTGCTTGAGGTGGGTAAATAGGGCTCCATATATTTGGCAATTGAATAACTAAATATGTATCCATTAATAAATCAGCATATCTTGGAATTTTAAAACTAAATTTTGATTCTTCGCTCAATCTCATATTTCGCTGTCCTTCAAAATCAATTCTAAATTTTTGTAGTCCAAAATTTGTATATTTAGAATATACACATTTAAAAAAAGTTTTAGAAGGATTACCATTTAATATTATATTTTGTTGTCCATAAGCAACGATATTTAATAATCCGCCTGGCATTAATATATTATAGTAATATTATTTAACTAATTTATATTAATAATTATAAAATAATGTATTATTATAAGTATGAGTGATTTAATTAAAAATATTAATGAAAAAACTTTAAATTTATTAAAAAATAAAACATATTTAGTTAAGGTTATTATCATATCTATTATGATTGTTATTATATTTGGTATATTAATATCAATTTATAAAATCTCTCATTTAAATAATAAAAATTGTGATAAAATGGATAACTCATATAAATCATTTCCAAAAATAAGTTCTATCAATACATCATTAGATTTATTTAAATTTAATTTGAGAGATTATTATATTAAAACATCATATAATTCATGTTCTGCTGGAAATTTTAAATCTGATTTTGTAAATATATGTGCTTTAAAAAATGTAATAAAACAAGGAGCAAGATGTTTAGATTTTGGAATATATTCATTAAATGATAACCCTGTTATTTCTACATCATCTGTTTCTGATTATTATACAAAAGAAACATATAATAGTATAGAATTTAGTGATGCTATGAGCGTTATATCTAATTATGCTTTTTCTGGTGGAACATGCCCTAATCCTAATGATCCTTTATTATTAAATTTTAGAATAATGAGTAACAATACAAAAATATATGATATTATGGCTAATGTATTATATAATACATTAGGAAGCAGACTATTAAGTAAAGAATTTAGTTATGAAAATAATGGAAATAATTTGGGATCTATGTCTATTGAATTATTTGTAGGCAAAATAATAATAATAGTAGATAGGACTAACCCACTATATGAACAAACTAAATTAGATGAATATGTAAATATTGCATCTGGTGCAATATTTATGCGAAATTATACATATAGTAAAATAAAAAATGTTCAA